ACATTAGGAGTTGTAATCGTACCGTTGACCCACATCTGCTCAAGATGCAGGCGATCAGCGAGGTTATTAACCTCGAAATAAACCGCCCCCTCCACTTCGTCTTGATTCCCACTTCCGCTAACATAAATGCGAACAGCGTGGTCGGCGTCGGTATGAGTTGCGACATCCAACCATTTATCGGTAGCGTCGGACGATCCGGTGCAACCCTTGATAGAGAATACTATGTTTCTCGTAATTCCGGTGTTATCGAATTTAACCCCAGACTTTCCGGTATGTTCAATTTCAACACCCTGAATCAATCCAACGAACGTGCTTGTCTGTACTCCCGGTGTTACTGCTATAACGCTAGTGCCGGTAGCTGACCCTACGGTAGTTGCAGCAGGTCCGGCCGGAGCAACCAAACCAACACCATTAACAGTCGGCCAGGCCACAGGGGCAGCTTCAGTGTAACTTCCAGGAGCTAGAACCATGCACTTACGAACAGTGGACACGAGAGTTACGGCCTTCGTGATAGTCTTGACTGGTGATGCAACAGTACCGTCCCCACCGGTATCGCTACCGTTCGGATCGACGTAAATTTTCTGTTCAAGTGCAGCAGTCGAAAGGCTGGAAGCTGCGGCAAACGAACACGACACAAGCGTACCCTTATTCACATACAATACACCGTTAGTGGTGTCTTGAAACAGGCAACCAGGCTGATAACCATACACGGCAGATGGAACCGTAGCTCCAGATGCCATCAGCAAACCGGGATCAGCCAATACTGGAGCTTGAATCCTAAGCAAGCGAGCAAGTCTTTCACGCATGAGATTTCTCCAAAACTAAAGGTAACAAAGGTTAATGCCTTAGCATCGTATCGCAAAATGCGACCGCAGCTTTAGCTTTACACGCAAACTAAGATTTTTCCGGCCACTTCGGGTATTCCGGGTTATCATTATCATTCCACCATCCCGGCCAATTCGGAGTATGCCTGTATTCAATACTCGTATCAGTTTCGATTCCGCCCGTCGCCGTGCCAGCACAAATTGCATTTACCGCAAGCCTCGCCTTAGCACCCAAAACACGCACGCTATGCCCCTGGTTCCCTAAGCAAATCCCATTTCCGATTACAGGAGTTTCGTTAAACGCAACATATACGGGATTAACAGCCTTCGTGAATTCCGCCGAATACAATTGTACCACAATCTCATCCCTGTATTCATCAGCGGGGATGATTTCCTTAGCAACGCCAGCAGCTAAATTCCAAGTCAATGCGGACATATTAGAAAAACCAAATGAATGACCCTGGGCGATATTCTAAATCTTCACAAGTTTCAATACCAACCGTAGCAGCCCCGCTAGCGTATCCGTAAATAGCCTGCCGAGCCTTTGATCCCATAATTCTAACCGAACACCCAGGGACCATTAACATAATTCCAGTCGCATCAACAGCAGCTTCACCAATTCCGAGATAAACACTGTTAAAAGCCTGAAGTTGAATCGTAATGAAATCCCGATGCTCGTCTGCGGCGATAATCAATTCACTCTCGCCACCGGTTAGAACCTTAGTTGCAGCAGACATTACTTATTCCTTTTCAATTCGCTTGGTGTTTTTTTTCTTCCGCCCACTACATCATATAAGTTCTGGAATCCATGACCAGCAACATCTACGCTGAATGGGTATTTCAATTCTTGCGTACCTTTATTCCTAGACCTCTTATCTTCCATATAAGCAGCACGTCTACGATCATATTCCGCATTTGCTGCCTGCTGAGGATTCGGTGCAGATACTCTTCCTCCAATTACCGGACGGCCATATCCAGGTGAAATCTGCTGCATAAGCATCATAAGCTGGAGTAATCTGTCCATTACAAATCCACTCCCTTATAAGTTATCGGATACGTCCCACCAGTTAATCCTCGACGAAATTCCAATAATTTCTCGTCTCTATTTCCCATCGAACCAAAAAATAGCGGACCGTTTTTCTTGTCTCTGGCTATTGCGTCAATAAGTAACGCCTGATAAGTTTGTGTATGAATCCCTATCTCGTCTTTCATTCTTGTCTCTGCGACAGCCAAACAGGACTCAATATAAAGCTCAGCCAGCTTCATTCCGCCGAGGGGGTACGGATAAGTAGATGACAATGCTCCACTAAAAGCCTCGTACTCGTAACTTAACGTCCGAGAGTCGTCCGGTGTGGGGTAAAATAAAACCGACTGCCGCTGTCCGGTTGTGCCATCCGACGCCTTAAATCTCGTTGCAAAGTAAAGTGGGTGTCCAGACAGTGCTTCGTAAGAGAGTAGTGCGAGAATCCTGCCTACGGATACTTCGCATATCGGTTGCTTGTACTCTTCGGGTGGATAATAAAATGCCCCGACTACCCTACCGAAATCATCCGGCAGGTCATAATCGTAAGTTCCAGATACAACAGCCAGTGTAGTCGTCGGCCTAAGCCAACTCCATTCGTAGGCCATCGTGTTAGCGTCCACGGCTGGTGGATAATACACACGCCTAACACCGCTCTGAACGACACGATTTATGATTGCTTGCTGTGCGGCCAAATAACTCGCGTATGCCTTATACCCATACCCGAGAAATTTCCCCACTTCGCCGACCAGTTCGGCGTAACCTATACTCAATCCGCTTTCCGCCATATTGCACCTAACTTAAAATATCAGGGGCGGGGAGGAAGAGAGACTCCCCGCCCCATTTAGGCTCACGTATTTGTGAGCGTATAATTAGGTTAATCAGCTTCCAGGCCAGATTGCGGACCCTGTTCAAGGGCAGCAAGACACGGCAACACGGCGGCACCACCCGTAATGGTCTGAAGGGCATAGGCAGTCCCCTTGCCGGATTCAACCGTGTCGGCAACCCAAAGCCCAGTGGTCTGTTGGCACACCAACTTAGTGACTCCAACTACCGTACTAACACCAATGCCAAGTAGAATAGTGCATACACTATCTGGCTCAAGTACCTCGACCATAGTTCCGTCGATCGGAATACTATAATCACGAGCTAAAACACCGACGAAAAAGAGATCGTTGGCGTCCTCGGGAAGCTCGACGTGGTTACTCCGACGTGCGTCAACAGCAGTGGCAGTACCGTAATCGCTGTTCATGCAGACCCCTTGGCCCTCCTTGAGGGACTGTACGGTAGAACCGTTGCCCTCAAACCAATATACCCCAAGTCGCTCTTTGCCCTTTTTGAGAGGTGCGTTAATGGAAACGTCCATTTTTATTGTCCTTCGTTAAATTTTCAAGAGGAAACTAAACTGGAAACTACGCGACCTTAGAGAACACAGCCTGCCTACGCAAGTTAGTGCAAACTAATTCAAGAGTACAATCGAGGTCAACACGGCGAACCAGGTGCTTATTCGGCACCATGTACGGGGCGGTCAGGTTATTTTCCCAGCCGGACAGTACGCCGACAGCCAACCATTTCCAATCCAGCATATAGAGGGGATCGGTGGTGTCATCGTCGAGCTTAGGGACATAAACCAACGGAGTACCCTTAAACAGAGTCATGCCTCCCTTGCTATCGAGATCGTTACCGAGGTTCATGTTCTGAGATTCGAGAATCTCCT